GGAGTGCTTGTCACATAGCATAAATTCACAGTTTTAGCAAAAAATAGTATAATAATAGTAGGAGAAAAGATATGCCTATAGGTAATATGTTAAGAGACAGACAAGAACAGTATGTCGCACAAAAAGATAATGCTGGTACTTGGAGAATACTCGATACTTGGCATGAGGATTTAACTAAATTAGATCCTGAAGATGAGATAGATGATGCTAGTGAAGCAGTTACAGTCTTATCTGAAGGTAGTTTTCTAGCTTTAGTTAGAGAAGCAACAAGATTAGGGGTGTTACAAAATGCTGCCTTAATGGAAAATGATGCTTTAGCTGACCAAGTAGCTGAGTTAAAAGAAGAAAACGATAGACTACAAATACAAATTGAGACCACGCCTGCAGTTGAAGTTACACACGAAGAAAAGGCGGGGTTAAAACAACATGCAATAGACACGATAGCGAAGATAGTAGCTATAGATAGTGTTGAAATAACTAAGGAATAGGGTATATGAAATTAGGAGATTATCTTCCAGAAGTTCCTGAAATGGCTAAGTCCATGGGAAAACTTGGTTCTCAAATAGACATGTTTGGGGACATGATGCAATTAAGCAAAGCCGCTGGAGATACCGGTAGTGGACCAACATTCGGTGTTGATTACATAGTAAACACTTATGTAAGAAATCAACTTGCATATAGAAAACAACTAATACAAGATTTACAAACTGTAGCGTATACTGCGGAAGAACTACGTGCACCTATATTACACATAACAGGTGAGGTGTTTAGGAGAGGTATTCAATTTGAACCTCTAGTTGAAGATCCAGATGAAAATCAATTAGATAGACTAAAAGAGTTTATGGATGACTGTAACGTATTTGATCAGGGATTAGAAGAGGTATTGAGGCAGTTTCATTGGGACTTAAACACAGTTGATGACGCATTCTTATACTTTTCAAAAGAATATTATGATACAGGCGATGGGGGATTAAGATCAAGAGTTACTGAAATTAGAAGAATAAACCCCGCTCTTATAGAATATGACTTAGATGAAACAGGTTTACCTAAAAACTCTCATTTCTTCTGCCCATTACACAGAGAACAGATAAAAGAATCTCCAGAAGAATGTCCTGAAGAAGATTGTAAACAAAAACTACAACCTGCAATGTACCGATATTTATATAGAACAGAAGTGCATTACTTTTTAGACACTGAAGTTGTACATCTATCTAAATTTAATCCAACTGAGACATATGGTTGGTCACCTATTTTAACAATATTTGAAAAAGCTCTAACCTTAATTGGTATGGATAGAAACTTATATAGGTATTTCTTTGAAAGAAAAATGCCTGCATCTATGGTGATGGTAACTACAGATGATCCAGAAAGTTTAAAGAGAGAACGTGAAGCACTTGCTGCAAAAACAAGGCAAGACCCTAACTACATACCTATGATTGCTGTATCTTCTAGAACAAATAGAGGTAGAGTTGACATGGTAAGACTATTCCATACACTACAAGAGATGGATTACTTACCTGTAAGAGCAGAGATACGAGAAAGAGTATCTGCTATATGGGGTGTAGCTCCAATGTGGCAGGGTGCTCCTGATTCATTTGGCGGTTTGACACAACAAACATCACAATTGACTGTGATGGGTAGAGTTGTTGAAAGAGATCAACGACAAATAATGGAGAAAGTATTCCCTGCTATATTAGATAACTTCGGTGTTACAGACTGGAAAATAGTATTACCTAATCCCGAAGAAAAAGCAGAAGCTACTAGAATCGCTCAGTCACAACAGAGAACAGCAATCGCAGCTCAAATGTTAGGAATGGGTTTTGATGTTAATCTTGCTGGTAACAACCTTAAGATAGATCAACTTGACTTTATTGTTAGCGGTCAAGCAGTTCCTACTGCTAAGTTACAGGGTGAACAACAAGCATTAGCACTTGAACAAGCTGAAATGCAAGCTGCACAAGCAGAAGCACAAATGGAGATGCAAGCTCAACAAGCAGAGCAACAGGTTGCACAGGGAGATGTTCCAGAAGAAGGTGAAGGTGAGGGTGATGTCCCTGTAGATACTGAGGGCACTGTACCTGAAGAAGAAAGTGAAGAGGGTTCACAAGAAGTGCCTGTTGAAAACGCTGTCGTAGATACTCCCAGAGGATTTGAAAATATAGAATCAAAGAATATAAAAAATCCTGATCTCAAGAAAGGTGTAACAACATCTACTTGGATTGACAGTTTAGCTGATCAAGGATATCAATTCCCAATTATTAAACAGATATCACCTGACGGTAATCAAGTATGGTTTTCTAATAACGGGGAAGAATATACAGGAAGTTTATCAGGAACAGGGGTTGATAAAATAGAAAAAGCATACTTTGGAAACCCAGTATTTTCTGAGGCTGGAGGTAAAAAATACTTTAGTGATGCCTATACTGCTGAAACAGGAGATGGCACATCTAAACCAAAAGCTGTAAATGTAGAACGCTATGATGATGAGGACGATGACTAATGGCTAAAATGAAGTTTAATCCAAAGGACACTAAGTATAAAACTTTACCAAAATCAGCATCACCTAAATCTCCTAACGAGCCTGATGAATATTCAGATCATTCTTATGATCATAGGGAAACTAGACCTGATGGTTCTGTAGTATATTATTATGAAAATGGTGTTAAAGCTATCCATCATCCTAAAAAGACAGGATCTTCTTATCATAGGAGAGCAAGTCAACACCATGAAAAAGAAGCGACAACTGCAATAAATGCAAAAGACTCATCAAAAGCTTTATCACACCTTAAAGCAAGAATGGGGCATTTGATGGAAGTTGATAAAAAAGAAGACTCTAAGGTAGAAAAACTGTATAAAGACTTTGGAGGAGCTACTTCAGGTGCGGGAGACATAGTTGCCGTAGCATCTGATCCCGGAATATTTACTGAAACATACAGTGGCACAAAGTCTAAAAATAAAAAGAAGAAACTATCTGAAAAACAAAAAATAAAAGAAAACGAAAAAAAGAAAAAGAAAGCTAGTGGTCCAGATAAATTAGATAAGTGGCTACAAGAAACACAAGAAAAAACACTAGACTTAATTAAAGACAAAGATAAACCTAAGTTTGATTTAGGTAGAACTGGTGGATTAACACCAGACAATAATGTAAAAACATCTTTAGAAGAAAGAGACATGGAATCTTTTATGGAAGCTAGAGAGCAAAACGCAGAGGATAGAGCTTTTGGATTAAAGAAAACAGATCAGCTTAGTGCTTATGTTGTAGATTTAATTAATGATGTTCGTAAAGAATTACGCAAAGAAGATACTGATGATGAGGGTGTTAAAATGCATCAGGAAGCTATAGATGAGATGGATAAACTTAATGAGGATATAGTAAAAAATCCTGATAAATATAATTTAGAATTTGTTGAAGCATCCCGTCAAGTTGAAAAAATGGAAACTGATTGGTCGAAAGACAAAAAAGATGGTAAACTAAATAATATGCCTTTTTTAGGAAACTATAAAAAGTCATTAGAAAAACAATATGGGACTAAAAGAAGTCCAAGACCTGACCCTAATGGGTATAGGAATCCACCAAACAGGAGGGTTCCAAAGGATTAAGAGGAGAATAGCATGACAACATTCGTCATACCAGAAGAAGCGAAGGAAGAGATAGTAAAGAGAAAAATGGCAGGAGCAACATGGAGTGCTTTATCAAGATGGGTAGAAGATAGATGGGGTGTAGTAGTTCATAGAACTACACTACAGAAGTGGTACGATAGAGAAGTAGAGTTACTCGATGAACAACAGTCAGAAGACATGGAAGATATGCAGACAGATTTTACACCTGAAGCACATGTTAAACTGGCTAAGAAAATAGAAACTTATAAGGCAGAATCTAGATATTGGAAGAAAGTTGCAGAAGCAGCTATCAAAAAAGATGCCAAAGAAAACCTTCTTATAGACTCAATTAAAAAATTTACTCCTTCATATAAAGAAGTAAAAAAATATAAACGCCGAAAACCCACAGGTAAAATAAAAGGTGATAGCACACAGTCTATGATCGCCCCTCTTACAGACACACACATTGGTGACAACGTAGAGTCTGATCAAATGCTTGGCTTAAATGGATATAACATAGATATATTTAATAAAAGATTATACGGATGGGCAAATCAAATTGTTACATTAGCAGAACTTAGGCGTAATTCCGCAGACGTTGGAGAGCTTATAGTTCCAATGCTAGGGGATATGATTAGTGGGGACATCCATGAAGAGTTAGCAAGGACTAACAATGATCACTGTATGGGACAAATGATTAGAGGAGCTAATCTTATATCACAAGCACTTATGCTTATAGCCCCACATTTTGATAAAGTAAGAGTTGCATGTGTAGTGGGTAATCATGGTCGTATGACTAGGAAACCTCCTATGAAAGATAAGTACATGGACTGGGATTACATGTTGTATCAGTGGATTGCTGTGTTCTGTCAAGACCAGAAAAACATAGAGTTCCATATTCCAAAGTCTTTTATGACTACGATCAAAGTATGTAACAGAGATATCTTATTAGCACACGGAGACTTTATTAATGGTGGTGGAAGTGGTACTGCGATCAGTCGAGGTGTAAATAACATGCGAAATGTTATGGCATTTAGAAAAGGACTAGTGGATGAAATGCAGCAACTACAAGACAATGCTCTGGAAAACGTACCAGACAAGTTTGAATCAGCATTACTTGGACACTTTCATAGAGTAGATGAAGTTGATATCGGTACAGGAGCCGTACATATATGTGGATGCATGAAGGGTGGAGATGAATATGCTATGCAAAGAGTACAATCTATCAACAAACCAAGACAAATAGTCTTATATTATCATCCTAAATACGGCGAGATTGGTAAAGAAATTGTCTACTTAAACAGATATGACTCTCGTAAGGGTCAGTTTAATGACATATTACCTGATGTTTGGTCTAAAACTTTTAGCTAATTAGGTTCAGAATAGTATAATATAGTATGGATGAACAACGCATACTACAACTATTCCAACAAGCTGCTTTGAATACAATGCAAGCTATGGCTACCGAGATGTTTAGGAAGTCTCAAGAGAACTGCCCATTTGTTACGGGGCAGCTAAGAAATTCTGGTGCCATTGTTGAGGCAAATCCGGGAGAAGGATCATATACATTTTCATATAATGTGGATGACACTGCTCCTTATGTTAAATTAGTGGAAGAAGGTGGGAGAGTTGACGACTATTTAAGACGGAACAGAAAAACAGGTAGACCAGAATCAGTTTCTGGATATGATGTGACTGGTAAATTCTTTATAAAAAATGCAATTGAAGATGTCTTAAGTGGTGATTTTGATGATGTTGTCGTGTCCGCAAACGAGGGTAGTAGTGGTTACTACATAAGCATATAAAAGAGGTAGACATGGAAGAATTAGATGTAACAAAAGAACAAGAATGGATTATAGCAAAGCATTCGCGTATGGTTGGTAAGGTGTTAGACCTTGTAGAAGCAGCCATGCCAGAGGGGAAACAGTGTGAAAAGCTCAAAAAATTACTACAAGTTCCCCTATATGATTTTAGAAACGATATGCTGCGTTTAGAAAACGGCGAAGCAGATACTGATATCGTAGAATAACCTTTATATTTTTTTATATTTATACTTAAATTAGTATAATAAAAGTGACTATAAAATATAGTATTTTATAATATATTGTGAAAAGGTCGGGGGTGGCTTAGACCAACCTTTTTAGGTCGAACAAAGTTTTAATTACAAATAAAACCTTAAAACAAGGAGGCTATAATGGCTGATGAAATTCTAGATAGAATTGAAAAGCACATGGAAGGCACGTCATTAGGTTTGGCGGCTCTTGCAGAAGTGCTACAAAAAATGGATGGAAGAATGGAAGACGATGATGCGTATGCTATTCAAAAGGCTGAACAAGAACAAGCAGCTTATGAACACGCAGCATTAGTAAAAGACATTGCGAAATCAGTATTAATAGAGCTCTCAGATCAAGGTATGGACGTTGACGGTACAGATATCGAAAACGTAGGAAAACCAGACCCGACAAAAGGAGCAACTGCAACACCTAATTACATAGGTGATGCTGACGACTCATCGGAAACAGTTACACCAAGGCAAAGTATTGAAGACCAACAGGCTTCAATTATGGCTGAGGATGAAGATGCTGAAGATGATGAGGATAAAAAAATGGAAAATGCTATGCATTCAGGCAAAAAAGACATTGAAAATGCATACAAAAAAGTAGAAATGGCAGATAACGGGGAAGACGGTGATGACGAGACGGAAGACGAAGATCCTGATTCTGAAAAAGCTATGTTGAAAGCTTCAATAAAGCAACTTCAGAAACAAATTGCATCGTTAGACATTTCTAAAGCGGTAAAAGAAGAATCCGAGAATAGACTACGAAAAATGGGATTCAAGGAAGAGAATGGATTACAGAGACCACAATTGAGCACTAACGTGTTTGGAGCAGATGAAACTCCAATCAAGAAGGCTCAAACTGTGAACGATGTAGTTGACCAACTTACTAACCTTTCTTACAAAGAACTTAGAAAAATGCAAGAGTTCAAAAGACAAGGTATGGTAGAAGGTTTGCCAGACGAAATTGCAAACCTATAAACAATAAACCAATAAAAACGAGAGGATAATAATTATGCCTTCACTAAGTGAATACATT